AGATGGCGTTTTCTCACGTCGTAAGCTTCGAGAGCCAGTTCCCAACTCAGATGCTTCTCACCGGAGAGATCTACGGCTTTCAATACTGGACACACGCAAAAGAGTCGCAAGCGTTCGGCACATCCCCACTCCCAACCACACGGGTTCAGGATGCCCAAATCGTCGCAGCGCATAACGAAGTCGACGCACAGGCTACATTCCCGGCGTCACAAGCCAAAAGCTACCTAGGGATGATTAACTTCAACCCGGGCGCCACGGGAGCTCAACCAGACTTCGCAAGCACCATGCCGCTTGAGATTCAAAAAGCCCATCAAGGGTACTCGGCAAGGCAGATGGCCGCAGTGCTTCTTAGAACCTACAGAGAGTCATACAGACCAAGTTACTACTGGGAGACAAGAAACGGCGTAGAGGACTACCTAAACGCAGTGAACTACCCGGACGCTTTCTTTTGGAGCGGTAGGCCACACTTTGATTTTAGTTGGAATAGCCAGTACCCGTCATGGAGAGCCCGCACACAGAACGTAGGTTTCTGGCCCGGTGACTTCTCCGGTTGGAACTCCATGGACAACCAACACATGGGACACAACCACCTGCGATACGCATACGAACTAACAGGCGACCCAGTGCTCGAAGACTGGCTCAAATACAACGTGAGTCTACTGAACTGGAACTACTTTACAGACTGGCTTCCAAACGTAGAGGCAGAAAGAGCTTTCGGTAGGTCCGTCAAAGAGGCGATCGCTCTCACGGAGCTATTCCCGGATCTTCCAGAGACCACTCTTCTAAAACCACGCATCCAGGCAAAGCTGCAAGTTTACTCAAACGCCGTGACCAACACGCTCAACACGTTTGGCAACCCAGCAGCGGTTCCGTTTGACGCTAACGACGCACGAGTAAATGGCGGCGTATGGGGGCCTGCTCAAAACGCATACGGACGCGGACCATTCGTAGCCGTTGGTTGGATGCAAGGCTTTGTAAACGAAGTCATGACTATGGTTCCCAATCCTGATCTACGCATTCTCGCAGCGGCAGAGACGTACCACACGGCAACCGGAGTATTGAAAACGTACTTCACTCTTCCAAACCCAAGCGCCTACATCACTGGCGGGATTGGAGAGGAGTGGCAGAGCGGGACGCTACAGCTAGCACTTAAATACCCGAACGCACCGGGATCACAATTTGTGATATCAAAAGTGAAACCAATCCTGAACGCAAGGTTCCAGAACGGCTGCGGATTCCCAAGTCAGTGGTTCTGCTTGAACGACAGCTTTCGCGGGTTTTAGTCCAAACAGCGAAGGGCCTTAGCTACTTTGGATTCCACATGGAAATCAAACTAAGAAAACGTTCACACCACAAATACGCTATAAAACCCATAGAAAAGGCCTATTTAACGCCTACACAAATAGCTTCGTACTACGACGACCTTAAGGCGCTAGCCAAGGCATCACTGATTGGAGTCGATAGACTAACGGAGCACCAACTTGCGCTCCTTAAATTCCTCAGGCTACACATAGACGAATCATGACGGATCTAGAGACTCTCACCTTAGCGTACAAAAAACTCAACAGAGACTACGTGCGCACCTGCGATGAGATCAGAGTGCTAGAACAGAGAATCAAGTTTAACGAAGACAAAGAAAAGTCTCTTGTAGCGACCCTTCAAGCTCTAGAGCGCAAGATTAAGGGCTGCGGGTGTAATAAACAACATGATGCTAAAGTGTCTGGTCTGCTCATCAAGTAACGTTGATCAAGCCCATATAAAAACAAAGGCCACAGGTGGCACAGAGACTATGCCGCTATGCAGGAGACACCACAGAATGCAGCACGACATCGGTATCGGGACATTCGCATTCCAGTACATTCAAGTAAGGAACTACCTCACCGCTCACGGGTGGAGCGTTGTCGAGGAGTTCGGGGTAAAGAAGGTAAGGAAAACATGATCTTCAAAACCGAAGTACAGCAGATCACAGAACGGTTTATCAGAGATGCATTGGCTCAATACAAACACACCGCAGACGCTATCCTGTCAAACCCTAGACTCCCCGAGTGGTACGACATACTGGCAAACGAGCTCACCAAGATTGAAGCTCAATCGCTGATTGACGAAACACCGTTCGACCGGGTGAAGCAAATTCAGCTCTGGGCATCACAGTACGTAGAGCATGTACTAACAAAAGCAGTCGACGATAATGCAAGAGAAGCTCAACGCACGGCACTACGAGAGGTCTGACTAATATGAAAATACACTGTAAATACGACGCGTTGTTAGAGTGTGCGCCCCCATGTCTCCTTATTCTGTGCTATCCTTAGCAAAACCGAAGGGTTAAGGAGAAATCCATGGCAGGGCAAGATATGGCTGAAATGGGAAGACCGAGAGCTGAGATAGACTGGGAACAGTTTGAAAAGCTAATATGGATCCCAGTCCTGTCGTCCGAGCAATTGTCCGACATACTCGGGGTCTCAAAGCGCACGCTAGAGCGTCACGTAAAAGATAAATATGACTTAACAATTGACGCTGTTCGGGAACAAAAACAGGGACCCATGCGGCAGAGGCTGTTCTCATCTTTATGGAAGAACGCAACGGAACAAGGCAACGTGGCGGCCCAAATTTGGCTAACAAAGAACATTTTTGGGTGGAGGGATCACCGGGAGCAGGTCTCTGTAGAAAAGCAGGACGACAAGCTTGTGATTCAGTTCAATACGCCTACGTGTGAAGCCGTCTAGGTTCATGACGGAGGCGAAGGCAAGGCAGCTTGTGAAGCTGATGGTGGAGTTATCCGAGATCAACAAATGGAACCCGCTTAACTGGCCTAGGTACGTGCGGTTACTAACTAAAGCCACTAGGCTAGTGACGCGTGATATTCACCCCGTTCGATAAGCAGGCGAGGTTCCTACAATCCCAGGCCAGGATAAGGGTTGCAGCAGCGAGCAAACGTAGCGGAAAATCAGAAGTCGGAGCTATTGAGTCAATTATACATCTAGAGACACGCCCGGGTTGGACCGAGAGCAGTGTGGATCCGTACATAGGGGTTATCATAGCTCCGACCTCGGACATGCTTAGGCGGCTATCGATGAAGAAGATCCTTGGTTTCGCAAAGCCGTTCAGGCCAGAGGTTAACGAAACCAGACAAGAGATCACCTGGCACAACGGGTCAATTGCGTATGGGATATCAGCAGATAGACCAGAGCGTCTTGAGGGCATTAAGGCCAACTTTATTTTCTTAGATGAAGCGTTCCAAATGGAGGAGCAGATATTCCTGGAGTCTATGGCTCGAGTCGCAGACACCAGGGGGAAGATTTGGATCACTGGATCGCTGGGTGTGCAGTACAGGAACCCAAGATCCCACTGGATTCATAGACACTTTAAAGAAAAACCAATTGCTGACTCGGAGCTGTTTGAGTGGACTACCTCTGACAACCCGCACTTCCCAAAAGAAGAGTTAGAACGCCTTAAGGACACTCTAGACCCAATCACATACAGACAGATGTTTGAAATCTGCTGGGATACACAAGGCAGCAATCTTGTTTACGATACATTCGGGTCACAGAATCTGATCGCAAACTATCAGTACAACCCTAAGTTAGAGACGTACGTCTCAATAGACTGGGGGTGGAACTGTCCTGCGGTAGCCCTGTATATCCAGTACGATCAAAAAATAGACACAGCCTATTTGTTCGATGAGATCGTCGGATCTAAAATAACGCTAGAAAGTCTGTACGAAAAGATGGCAGCCAAGCCTTACCACATCACTAAATTATTTTGTGATATCGCAGGCAATCAAGAGAGAGAGCAGACCGGGATATCCAATATCCAATGGTTCAGGCAGCCACCCAGAAACATGCACTTCACGTATAGAACAAGCGCGATAGCACATGGGATTTCAGTAGTACGATCCTATATTCTGAATTCCAGAGGCCAAAGAAGGCTTTATATCGATGACAAGTCTTGTCCAAAGACCGTGGATGCTCTCAGGAATTATCAATATGATCAGAAGCATGGGGAGTTGAGTGAGCTACCAAATAAAAAGCACTCGGATTGTCCTGATGCGCTTAGGTATTTTTTTGTTAACAGATTAGACTACACTAGACACCAAAACCAGCTGCAGGAGTTCAATCGTTGGGCAGTGCACAAATAGGGGAATAGATTCACATGATTCTTAATCAAGGGTTGATTCAAAAGATCATCGAAGAGGTAGAGGGCCAGGCGGAGGTCAACCGTCGTGCAATGACAAAGCGTAGGCACGACATCTACAAGGACGGTGGCAAGAACTTCCTAGTGGAGAAGATTCTAAGGGAGTTTGGCAGGGACGCCCTTGATGAGATGCGTCTAACCCCGATCAACCTATTAAAGAAGATCGTAGACAAGAGAGCTGGGGTTTACAGAAGGCCCCCAGTTCGTAAGTGCGATCTTCCATCAGACCAAGCCCTGGTAGATTTCTACGTCACAAAAATGTCGTTTAACGAGCTGATGCAGAAAGCCAATAGGTATCTGTGCCTAGCGTCAAACACGGTTGTCTATATCAGGCCTGACAAGACGGGTTGTCTTAAGGGGTCAGTGGTTCCTGCTTACCAGTATTCGATCGTGCCTAAGGCGCATGAGCAGACCGAGGTAGATTGTTACATTTTCTCTGCATTCTCTGATGAGGGAAGAGTTACGCCACAGGACTCCCAATTCCCGGCCACCGGCGTGCAGAGCTTTTCAGAGCAAAGAGAGTTTAAAACCAGCGGGGACCTAGTGGCGTCTAACGAGAAGTCTTTGGATGACTCTTCGACTAACTACATTTTCTGGACGGATCAGAATCACGTCACAACAGATACAAACGGGGTAGCGTTTAGAAATCCTGAAGCAGGAGAAGAGCAGTTCATTAACCCAATCTGGCCCGCGCCAACCCAGTACATGCCAGTGTCTGAACCTGGCTCTGCTGTAAACCCATACGATGGGAGTAGGGCCGTGCCTGACCCAAGTAGCAGGTTGCCAAGGTCATCTAGCGTACCTAGAGAATCTTGAAGCAGCTTGCCAGTTACTCCGTCGAATCTAGCGATTGCGTTATCTGTAGAGGACGCTGGACCAACCACGTCACCAGTTCCACCGCCACCTCCACCGGTGTCGTTGTCTATGTCTAGGCTTCCAGTGAATGGATTAAATTTAAAGCCCACTTAGGTTCTCACCGCTGAGCTTAGGAAGTTTTTTGCTGCCGTGGTGTAGGTAAGAGTAAGGGTCATAACGACAGTGCCGCTAACCCCTCCTGTCCTAAATGAATAAACCTCTACGGTGCTACTCGGATAATCTACTGTGACCGCGTCATACTCTTCACCGGGAGTGAAGCTTCCTTCAGGGATAACAGCAACACGAGACTTGGTGACATCCCCAGCGTCTCTGAATTTACCTTGTTCGCGATCTACGAGTGTTGGACTGAGTGCCATTTAACCCCTTCAAAATGTCGGGATATCGATCAACGTCTACTAAAAACCAGGCGTACCAAAAGCCGTCTACGAACTGGATATCCGTATAGTCCGCGCGGCCCATTAGCCTAACGTTGGTTAAGAGTTGAAGGCGGACCAGCTCTTCAGCCGAATCCGCCTTCAGAAACACTCTCACCTGAGATGGCTTAGCCGTATTTACACTGCCAAGCATCCCAGACACGGCTTAGTTGTTGTCCTTACGGAGCAACGCACCGTTCTGGAGCTTGTCATGGCCCCACTTCATGTCCAAGACCTTGAGTAGAGCGCTAGAGCCGTACTCAGGAGCTGGCCTCTCGCCCATCTGCAGAGCCTGCTGAATGGCGAAGCCGTAACCGTCTTTGTCGTACATGTAGAACCGGTTAGCAGCCACTTGCGTGCTCATGCGAACCTCAACACCGTAAAGGCGTCCAAGTACACCGCTTGGGATCACTGCAGAGCCGTATTTGTCGGCCTCTACAAACTCAGCAATCGCAAGAAGCGCAGTCTCAGAATCTGGTCCACACAAGAACGTGAGCTGACCAGCGTCTGCTTCTGCAGTCAGAAGCAGCTGACGCATCTCAAGAAAGATCGCTTTCGTGATAGCACCGGCAGTCGTCGTGGCAGTTGAGTCAGCCTCAAGACCTGCAATCACAAGAGCGTCGAAGTTCTTGCTGTGAGCCCTGGCAGCGCGTGCTGCAAGGTCTGCCTGAACGTCAACCTGTGACTCCACTTCGTCCTGTGGGTCTACAACCCATGACACAGTGCTCATCTGGTCAAGCACGATCAAGTCCACTGCGTAGGTCACGTTAGCAAGAGCTGCCTGAACAGTCGTTGCACGATCCTCAACAGTGAAAGAACCAGCGCGTGGAACGCTGATGCTCTTGGTGCCCTTAACGGCGTATACAGAAGCATCCAAGATGCTTGGCATAACTACCGCTTTAGAAATCAACTCTCTCTGAACTAGACCTACGATCAGCGCATTTTTAGTGGCTGTTAGGTCGGTATTGCCGATTGGCATTCTATTCTCCCTTGTTTATTTGAGAGCCCTAAGCTGAGCCAAAATCTCATCCTTAGACATCTCTTTAATTGTTTTTTGACTCCCCTTAACTACACCACCAGGAGTAGCTGAGTTGATCGTCGGAGCCTTTTGACCCGGAAACAAGTACGGCTTGGATTTCTTTGCCTCATCCACGAATACATCAGCACCCTGCACGTCGAGCGATTCCTCGTCGATCTGCAGAAGCTGCGTGTTCCCAAGTTTAAGAAGATCGTCCACGTCAACACACCCGGCCTTTAAAGCGTGGTTTGTCACCGCAGTCCTGACCTTTTCTTTAACAAGAGACTTGTAGAGTCCTTGGTATTTCTCCTCAGACTTCTGCCAAAGCTCTTTATACTGAGACTGCTCTTGAAGCTTAGACTTCTCTAACTCTTCCAGCTTTGCCTTAGTATCCTGGTACTTCTTTTTGTATTGCTTAGATTCAGCTAGAACCCGCTCGTTCAATTCTGACGTAGCAGGCGCCGTTGTTTCCTGTTCACCAGCCTGGTCGGCATTCGCCGAAAGCTCTGTCCCCTTCGAGACAACTTCTTCAGACATACTCTTGAGTCTCCTTATTAGTATAATTAGTTGCTTGTTTAGTTCAACCCTTACCCTTTAGTACCGCAATGATACGCTCACGATACGCCTCCGTATAGATATCTTCGATTATCTTAGTAAACGTCTCTCCCTTTTCGCTGGGCATCATTGGGCGTTCTGTTTGTCCTCCAGCTCCCTCTCTATGCCCCTGCTCTTTAATCTCTTGGTTGTTAG